CTTCAGCAATGATGCTCATTCTTGGGAAATCTTCACCAATTAGTTTTTCGATAAGAGAACGCTGCGCAGATAAGTCGCCTCTAATTGAATTGAGGTAGCTTCCAACGAGATTTGCCGTATCTTCTGTTACGGATTGAGCACTCTTTGAAAGACCTTCTTTTTGGTCTCCCTCTGTGTCGTCAAGGATTCCACCAACAGCCTCGTTAATCTTATCCCAATAATCGTTTGATGCCTCAATTTGACCTTTTAGTTTGTCAAGTTCTGATGCAAGTCCTTCGGCTTCACCCTCAGACATATTCATTCCGTTTTCAGAACCGATAGTGAATATACCGTTTCTTCCGAACATGTATTCACGAAGGTTATCCATTGCAGGCTGTATGAACTGAAGACGTATTGCTTCTGTCGCAAGCTCTCTGAGGATTCCTGCAACGGTGTCGTCAAATGCTTTAGCCGCATCTTCACCACTGGCAAACGCATCAGTCAATGCTTCCGCAATCTGACTAGCCCAACCTTTTATATCTACACCGTATTGTTCATTAGCCCAATCCTCGTAGAAATACTTGATTTGGTCGTCAAGCTCAGCAATCTGATTCTTGTAGTCTTCAAGTTTCGACTTGTCGGTTTTCTTCTTTTCATCTTCAAGCTCATACTGCTTTGCTAGTTCCGCACGTTGTCCTGTCAATGATTCAAGCATTTTTAGAGCTTGGTCGTTTGATACACCTTCAAGTTGTCTTTCGATAGTTCGTTCTAATTGTGAGTATGCATTCTCTAGCTTTTGAACCTCAAGCTGAGATTTCTTGATTGCTTTGTCCAATTTCTTGTCATGCATTGCAGCGATAGAACCTATAATTCCAGTCACTCCACTGATACCACCATAGATACCACCAAGAATATCACCACTGGCAAATGAAGCTGCTGCTTTACCCAATGTGCTGACACCATTCAGCATATCTCCTGCAAAAGAGAAAGCATCTGCCAAATCTTCATTGCCTAATGCGTCAAACATAGAAGAAAGCTCGTCAGACGCTTTTGCTGTAGCCTCGGTAAGAGCTGACATATCTTCCAATGCTCCTTCAAGAGTTCCTTTCTTTTCTCCTTCACCTAATTCACCTTTACCTCTAAGAGCATCCCAAATTCTTGTCAGTGGAGTTTCTAGTTTCTTAGACTTGTCTTCAAGTTCTTCTAACAATCTAAGAAGCTCCTTATATTTTTCAATGCTTATTTCTTGAACTTTCCCGTTCTCATCAGTAAAGCTATATCCAGTAACAACATTGTCTTTATTCCTGTTTTCTTGGCCGTTTCTTACAAGTTCTACAAGTTTCTTTGTTCGCTCATATAATGATTGAACCTCAGTTCTTGCAAGACCCGTCGTATCAACAAATAGTTCGGTGAAGGCTGGACTTAGAGCAAACAATTGAGCCTTCAAGTCCGATATTATCTTGTCAAATTTCTCAGCCGTTGCTGTATATTCAGGTGTATCTTCCTGCAAAGGAATAAGAGCTTCCCATTTCTTGTTGGTTTCAGCTTCAATCTGTTCTTGGATACTCATTGCATCCTTAATTGCATTACCTGTATTTATCTTTAAGTCAATACCATTCTTCTCGATTCGGTCTTTGATTTGTTTCCAAGAATCATACAAGTCCCCATAGAAAGCCTTGGCTACATTGTCTGAAATATTAAATTCCACCGTAGTGTCAAGACCTTGGCTTTCCAATGCTCTCTTCATTTCTTCAAGCATTTGCTCGGCAGCTTCATCCCATACTGGAGTAACAGTGAATGCAGTAGATGCGAATTGCTTGTCGCCCGTCAAGTCAAACAATTGCTTGTACAAGTCCCATTGTGAGGTAATACGTTCCATTTCAGACTTAACACCGTCTGCGAATGCCTTTGCAGCTTCCTTACCTGCCTTTTCATTCTGCTTCGCTTCGTCTTGACGTTGCTTTTCACGTTCCTTGCGTGCTTCTTCCGCAGCCTTGATTGCTTCCTCGTTCTTACCTCCGAGAACTCCGTAGTAAATTTTCTCGTAAGCCTCCAATTCAGCATCAAGATTGCCGAGCATGGTTGAATAATTTGCCGATTCAGGGTTGAGCAAATCCTTTTTTTTCTTGATGTCATCCATGCCTTGCTTGATTCGGTCAAAGTATTCCCATACATCAGTTTCCTTGTCGGTAGGAATGAGGGACTTCAAGCCTGATTCTTCGGCTATTTTCTTGGATTCGGTGTACCACCTTGACGTCCTTTGACTTTGCAGCTCGGCTTCTTTCTTCTCAACTAATGCTATCTTTTCTAGCAACTTCAATCTTTCCGTTTCAAGGTCTATCACATCTTGCGCTTCCTTCTTTTTCTGCTTTTCAGATTTCAAGTCAATTTGGTTTCCGAAGCGGTCGTACATTATCGAAGAAGAATCCCTTGTTTTTTTTGCTTCCAAGATTTTCTTGTCCAAGTCTACAAGATTGGATTTAAGTTTTTCCTTTGTTTCTTCTTTTGCGGCTTCTGTTATCTTGTTTCTTAGTTCAAGCTCATCCATAAGTAAAGCTTGCTCCTTGGTCATGCCTTCAAATATGGAAGGATACAAAGACTTAATCGTTTCGTAAGCCCTTGACCTGTCTTCGATTGATTTCTTTTCGTTTGACATTACAATCGCCATGTCTTGAGCTTTCTGCTTGTTCCTTTCAACAAGTTCAGATTCCTCGGCAATTTTAGCATTCAATTCAACAATAGCATCCGACGCATCTTCTGAATTGCTTCTTAACGCAACAACAACTCCAACAAGCGTTGCCATCACGCTAGCAAACATCCCAATAGGGTTCTTTGTTACTACATTTCCAAGTAATTTGAATGCGGCGCTGACACCGTTCGTGGCCTTTCCTAGAAACTGCATTGAAGTTATAGCCCTCTGAATAACCTCTAGCTTGATGGCTGTCTTTTGGATGGCGGTTACAGCAATCAAAGCAGCTTTGTAAGTCCCATAAGCTGCGACAACAGCCATAATTGCGTTTTGTATTTCTCTCCAATGATTTAATATACCCGTCAGCATATCAAGAGTGCCACCAAGAGCATCGTTATTAGAATTTCCTACTTCTGCAAGAAAAATCTCATAACTATCAATAAGTTTATCCAATTTACCTTTCAAGGTATCGGTAAGTCGCGCTTGCATATTGAAGAATCGACCACCTTCATTAGTCAAATCCCAAAGTACAGCTCTTACATCCGCAAAAGGAACTTCCTTCTTGCTGATTCGGTCATACACATCACCTACGCTTACCAATGTACCTTCAAGTTCGGTGTATCTCCTAGCAAGTTCAGCAACCAAAGGAATACCAGCTTCTGTGAACTGACGGAGTTCTGTACCTTTCAGGAACTCAGCGCTGCGAACCTGTCCGTAAGCAAGTATGATACGACCCATATCAACACCAAGACCTGCCGACAAGTCACCGAAACGCTTCAAAGTGTCAAACATTTCTTCGTAAGGAATGCTGAATGCTGCAAGTTGTTTTGCGTATTTAGTCAAATCCCCGAACTTGAACGGGCTTTCTACCGCCAATCCTTTGATGCGTTGGAAGAGTACGTCGGCTTGCTGTGCATCACCCAAGATTGTTTGCAAAGCCACATGTTGCTGTTGAAACTCACCGCTGATTCTAATAATCCCTTCCAAGAACCTGCCTACACGATAAAGCGCATAGGCGTTGGCTACCTGTTCACGGATGCCTGCCATAACACCTTTCTGTCTTTCGGCTGTACGGTTCACACGTTCCATTGCGGAGTTTTGCTTGTTGGCGGCATTAGCAGAAGCAATCTGCGCCCTGCGATAGTCCTCCAATGCCTTTTGTGCTCTTACATACGCATCAGTTCTAAGGTTTCGTGTGTCGATAAGATTCTGTCTTACATCGCTCGCAGAAGTATTGTAGTTTAGACCAGCCTGTGCAAACGCTTGTCGGATTGCTTGCTGTACGGAGGCTTTCTTTACAACCAAGTCTACATTAGCCTTGAAGGTCTTGTCTTTAAGAAAATCCGTAACACTCTTGGATAGAATGGTCTTATTGGCTTCAACAGCCGCTTTTTTGATGTTTTTACTTGCAGCCAAGTCAACATTGAAGGTTTTGTTTTTCAATGCAGCTTTTATGTTGGCTTCAAAAGTTCTCCTGTCTACGTCCGCACCGATTTTGACACCGACCTTTTCAAGTTTTTTCTTTATCTTGTCGATGTCGGCATCGGTCATATCACGGAGCAATATGTCAAAGTACAGATTTCCGAGGTCTGCCATGTCTTATTTTGTTTTTATATCGTTAAATGCGTCAATTCCTTTCCGCAAGAAATCATTCATGTTCACTTTTGTTCCCGTCTTGAAATCGGTGCTCTTTCCTTCTCTCTCACGCTTAGCCTTCCATCTAGCCATCACATCGTCCATTTCTTTCTTGGTATGCTTCGGCTTGTCGTCCTTATTGTGCTTCTTGTAAGAAATGATTGGCTGGTCGCAAATCAGAAGTTCCAAGTGTGCGTTGCTGAGTACCCAATCCATGTACCAGTTAGGTATTGTCAACAGCCCCCAAAAGAGGACTAGCGGCTGCGTCAGTTCTGGGTGTTTTTCTCCGTAGGAGAAGGATGCGCCTGCCGAAGTTCTTGAAGGGTACGTTCTGCTTCCTTCCTCGTCATCGTCATCACCGTGTCCTTCATCCCTATCAGATATATGGTATTCGTCAAGTAAGCCCGTGTCTGCGAGTCCACTTTTTTTTTAGCAATGAGGAACACTTCAAGAAGCTCCTCGTCAGAATACTTTCTCCATAGATAACGCCAGTAGAACCAGTGGAAGAAAAATATCTTCCAGTATCCGTTGAGCAGTACCAACGAAGCGCACCTTGCACTCAGTTCGTCTTCCTTCTTGCATGTCAGTATGGTGTCGGACAGCTTTCGGATAACACCTTTCTTTATCCATCCGATACTGTATTTCTTTCCCCTTATTTCAATCACATCCTTACCGTTTTCAAGGATGTCGTTGAGTTTCTGTTGTGTTG